CACTATAAGGATACGATGGCACAGTTGCAGGAATTATACAAGAGCGATTCCATCTCGTACGCTGAGTATCAACAGGCTAAATCGCAGGCTACCTCGCAATTTGCCAAGGATATGGTCTCCAAGATCCAGACTGCCTACGAATCTGTCGCACAGGTTATGAGCGCGATGTCCTCTTATTACTCCGCACAATCTGAGTACGAACAGAATATCGTGACGAAGAAATACGAAAAACTGGAAGGTGCTGCGGGGAGCAATTCTACAAAAACCAAAGCATTGGAGGAAAAAAAGGAAAAAGAAATCGCCAAGATCAAGTCGAAATACAACAAGAAGCAGATGAAAATAGAACTGGCTCAGGCCACGGCAACCATGATCATCGGTGCGATGAATGCATATTCGTCCGCTTACGAAGGTACACCCTATCCTGCGAATCTCGTTCTGGCACCTATCGCTGCTGGAATAGCCATGGCCGCCGGAATGCTCAATCTTGCTGCCATAAAGAAACAACACCAGGCAGAGGAGGCCGGATATTACGAAGGCGGGTTCACAGGCGGCTCCGACTACAGGAAGAAAGCGGGGATAGTCCACGAAGGTGAATTTGTGGCCAACCATACCGCTTTGGCCAATACTGCCATCATGCCGGCACTGCAACTGATTGACCAGGCGCAGAAAAACAATACGGTAGGCAGTCTCACCGCTGCCGATGTGAGCCGTTCTGTTGGCGGGGAAAATACGGTCGTCTCAGCCCCAACAGTCAACGTGAGTACTGATAATTCAGAACTCTCAGGCACAATAGGAGCTCTCAGTAACATCATGGACCAGCTGCAAAGACAGTTGTCACAAGGCATCCAGGCCAGTGTTTCCATTGACGGGAGAAATGGAGTGAAACGTCAGCTGGATTTATTCAACAGATTGAATAACAACAAGTAATATGATCTATTGTACACTCGACGGAAAGGTAGGCTATCCTGATTCTTCTTCGAAAATCAAGATCACATACGAAAATCAGTATGTTACGGACAGCGGATCATACACCTACGAGATTTCATTTCCTATGGCGATAATGGTCAATAGGACATTATTCGGGAATGTGCAGCGCTTCGACGTAAAGAAAAAGATTTCCGATTTCGAGGAGTGCCGTCTATATGTTGACAACCGTCTGATCATCAGTGGCAAGGGTACCGTTACCGGAATTACGAATGAAACGGTAAAGGTGCAGATAGTGGGTGGAAAGTCCAGAATCAAATATAACTCAAAGTTTGAGGATCATTACATCGATGAGATTACTTTTCCGGACGTAGTCCTGGATTCTGGAATACAATCAGGATTCTATACCGACTACCGTCTCAATAACATTATCAAGCATAACACCAGTACCGATAACAAGAATTTCGGGGATATGATTTTTATCAATCTCTCTAAGGATAGCTTTGTTGGTCAAAAAGGAGTTTGCGCCCTGAATCCGATCTACGATGAAACTAATAATATCATAGCCAATTCAATCAATGTTACGCCATTTGACACGTGTGTCGTGAATGGCATAAACCACAAGGGAACATGGGCACACATGTATAATATTGCGGTACAGCCTAATCTCATGTACGTACTTAAAAAGGTTTTAGAATATGAGGGCTATACAATCACCGAAAACGACTTCGATATAGATCCCTGGAACAGGCTCCTTGTTGCCACGGCTACCAAGACAACAAAAATAGAACATGCCCTCCCCCATTGGACGGTATATTATTTCCTCGATGAAATCAGAAAGCTCTTTAATGCTTCGATTGTTTTCGATGAGATCGAGAAAACCGTCAGCATACTGTCAACGAATGAACTTTTCAATAATAAAAGTATCGAGCAGGAAGTGGCCGACGATTTCACCGTCGAACATGACGACGACGGACTGCAGAATCTCGCCACATCCAACATCGAATATGCCTTTGATGCCTCGACTAATCATGAATGGAGAGAGGTAATCTCAAATGATGTGCAAAAGAAATTCACTTTAAAAAAATATGACAGTAAGGATCTATTGCTGACAGCTGCAAAGAGCATGTCTACAAAGGACAGACGGACAACTCTTTTTCAGATCGGGAACGATTATTATATCTTTGCCGCGATGTCAAACAATGATGATCCGGATAGCGATAATACCAGTGAACAGCTGATACAATGCGGTTATTTCTCACCTATTATTCGGGACATAGACTCTGACGATTATGTAGACCTTAACATCTGTCCAGCAGCATTTGTCAGGATGTACAAGCATTATCAGGCAGAACCGAAATGGATTACGGCTCTTGACCTTATGGGGAGTGACACTAAGGTCTATGTGCCTTCTGTGTCCAATGACAAAGAATCCGGATATGAGAATATGACTGAAGATGAAAATGGAGACTATTACGTATCAGTGCAGGATGCGATGGAGAATGGAGTAGATACAGACGAAGGAACAGAGAACGAAGGGAATGATACGAAGATGCCTGTCATGTTTCAATCTCCTCATGTCGTAACAGACCTTAAAGGATTACAGAACGTTGACATCCCCCAGGCTAAGTATGGCACAGATTGCTATCCTGTTACCTATTCGGATAGCAGGATCAATGCCTGGAGCAAGTTGGATAGCGGATCTTTATCACTGTCAAAATTGCCGTATTCATTGGGATTGCTGGAAAAAGAATATAATGTTGACAAAAACAATGAGATTGAAATTCAATTCATAACGGAAGAAATCCCGGATCCTGCGTACATTTATACTTTTCATAACAAAAGGTATATTTGCGCAAAAATTGAAATGGAAGTGACCGAAAAGGGAATAGATCCACTAAAGAACGGGTACTTCTACGAACTCATCGATTAGAGTTCGCCCTTAAAATGCTTCGTCACTTCATTTACCGACTGTTCCCTCTTGAGGTATTTGTTGGTAATGGAAATATCCGAGTGCCTCGCCTGGTCTCTTGCAACGACGATTCCCTTGGCATTCGCCAAATCTCTGATACCAGAATCCTTGAGAGAATAGAACTGATAGGAATCAGGGAAATCAAGAGCTTTGCGAACTTTTACCCACTCTTTCCGGAACTGGTTGATGTAGATCTGCTCGGGCCCGGGGAAAATATCCTTGCCGAAAAGATAGTCCTGTGACGGATGATCGAAGACATGTTGGCTAATCATCATCTTTAGCAAGGCATCGCTGATGGCCACGACCTGCCCTTTTCTATTTTTAGAAACATCCGAAGATACATAGATGGTCTGATCTTTGATGGAGATGTCTCCGATCTTGATGTACCGGAGCTCTCCGGGACGAATAAAGGTATAATACTCCATCATGCAGGCAAGGTAGAACGGCGGGGTTCTGCTCACAAGGTATTCGCGGAGCCTACGCAACTGGCCAACTGGAATAGCATCACGATTCTTATCTTTCTCTCGCATCATATGGATGCCCTCAATAGGATTGATATCAATATATTGCCGGTCGGTAAGCCATGTACCGAAGGTGGACAGCCATGTCCTGTAATTGTTCCTGGTCTTGGCAGAAACATCCTTGTCGTAAATGAGATAGTCAAGAAAGTCCACGGCAAAGATCCGGTCAAACTGATAGACATATCCGATCTTATTGCCTGATTCCTGCATATATTCCTGTAGTTGTTTCATCCGGCTACGATAATCTATACCGGTTTTGGGCTTGATAATTTCTTTCTTTTCTGCAATAAGAGTATATTCAACATAACGTTGGACCACAGATTCAAAGTCAGTAAATTGACGGGTCTTCCGCCCATTGATAAAAGGATTCCATCCCGCCTTTAATTTTTCGTAAAGGTTATGGATCAAAATTGAAGCAATGTCCCGTTTTTGTCTTTGCTGATGATAGTGGTTAAGCATATATTTTTTTCGACGCATTTTTCCCAAAGAAGGATCGAATGCAAAAAAATCAACATACCAAGATCTCCCTGTATGCAGGCGGGGAACTGTAAACTCAACAATTGCTTTTTCAGAAATAAGTTCTTTTCTTGTGACCAACATTTTTTTACATTGTTGACAAAAGTCACCAATGTGAACCACAAAATGTCTGTAAATTGTCCCAGTAAAACTGGAAAACGCACATAAGCCACTGTAAAACAGTATCTTAGTGCGTTTTAGTTGCGGAGGCAGGACTCGAACGTGCGACCTCCAGGTTATGAGCCTGGCGAGCTACCAACTGCTCCACTCCGCGATATGTTACATCTCATTTCTGATTTGCGGTTGCAAAGGTAGGAATAATAAT